CTTGTTCATTTCTTGGGGAAAGACATTTACATATAAGTTAATAGTACAATTACGTTTTTGTCTCGGCAAGGCATTGTGAGAACAATAGCGAATACCACGACCCACAATCTGTTCCTCCTTGGACAAGTGGAACCAACCTTCCAGGATGTGAACTTCACGAATATAACGCAAGTCTAGACCTTCTCCTGCTACCTGAGATCCAACAACTACCTTTATTTTGTGGCCATCTTTGTTGTCTATATGACGAGCAGCATTGATCACGGCTGTATTATTGGGAGAAAGAGGTAGAGACTGCTTCTCCATGGTGCTAACGTCACTAGCCGTCAAGAGAGCGTAGAAGGCAGGAGAAAACTTGTGGTTCTCTCTTGACTCAGGTTGTGTTGCAGAAAATAATGGATGCCCTTCTTCCTTCTTTTCACATTTACAACATTGCCTACGCCCTTTCAAGGAACCCTTAGAAAATAGAGGAGCTGAACGACCCCAAGGTGAATATCCATTTGCCTCTAGTAAAAGACAAAAGATAACAGCTCCATTTTCTACAAATCGACTATAGACAAAGGAAATTCCAGTCGCATTTCTAATTGTTTTTAGAACATTATTGAATTTAGGAGACGCCTTTCCTAGAGAATCATCTGAAGCAATCATCCAATTGTAGTCTTCATCTGGGTCAGTAGGGATATACTGAGGCAATGTTGATAAACGCGTCCCTTCAAAAGTAGATGACACTGCCTTTCCAGTAAACCATGTCTGAAACCCTTCAGAACCAACTCGCCCATCTAGACCATCACCTGGAAAGATACAATTGCCTGCCTGCAGTAAGGTGTCAATTGTGCGAATACCTACACCTTTGGATGCCACTAGCTTTTCAGTAAGAGCTTTCATAACGGCAAGAGGTTCACCTTCCAAGGAGCATTCTACGAGGGGTAATCTTAAAACGTCATCTTTCTGTTCCTTTGATATAGGCTTTGTTCCATTTGGTTCGTTTGGAGGCCAATCTGAAATACGAACAGACGGAGCAGGATCTAGTCTTGAAGGGAATGCCTTAGGATTTTCTCCACGCATAAAACTAATATGACCATTTGCTACTTTTATTAATCGATCTTCAGATGCAGCTGATAATTGTTCTCCTTCAGCAGTTTTTTCAAATACAATATCTGACTCCTTTAATAAATCCTCAGATTTGTCTACCAAAAGTAATAAATTCAATAAAGAAATAATTTCCTTATATGAATTATACATTGGAGTAGCAGACATAAGCATTAGCTTGTTTCCCTCACATGTTTTCAGAACCTCGCGCAACATTGGAACCAATTTCTTTCCAGCTGAAGCGTCTGATTTATCCCCAACATCATCTTGTTCTCCTTCATCTTCTGCTGATTCAGACACATCTCTTAAATTATGAGCTTCATCTACAATAAAGAAAGCACCAGATAAAGCACGTTGTAGCAAGATAATCTTCTGTTGCTGCTTTCTCTCAGGGCTCAAGGTAGATGAAATCTGAGACAATATACTCAGAACCATATTACGAAATGCTACATATCCCATGATGGCATAGCGTTTGTTTATTAAACGAGTTACTCTTAATTCAATCTCCCTCTTATCTCTTTCAAATAACATCTGTGTTAGCTCCAAATAACGATTTCCAGTACATCCTTCATGAGAATTTGGTTGATCGTCTTTTCCAATTATAATTCTAGAAGGATCAAAAATAGTTCTGTAGAATCCAGGTTGAATTGCAGGAGGTGCCAGGATATAGACCTTATTCTTTGGACTTAATTGTAAGAAAGACTCTGCAGCTAAGACTGCTGAACATGTCTTACCAACTCCTACGCCGTGGTAAAGCAACATGCCATTATATGGAGTGTTAGGCGACATGAACTGTGAAACAAATTTTTGTGCGGATGTATATTCGAATTCTTCAACATCACAGACATTTTGTTCAAGCGTTTCATCTGTTATCTTAGGCTGTCTGGTTTCTCTGAATTCTCTTTTCTTCAAGAGTTTCTTTAAGAAAGCTTCGTCTGTTATTTCAGGATATAGAGAACCATCTAATTCTCGTTTATTCTCATTATCCGCTAATGCTCTTATAGTTTGTGCTCTTATAGGAGCTGCATATGTCTTAAACTCTGAAAGCAGTTTATCTCGCTCCAAAGAATCTTTTTGTTCTGTCCATCTGTCCTTGAATTGGTGTGGCTGATTTGTAGACATATTGTCCTTGCTGCTCTTCACTGTTATTTTCATTCAGAAGTTTTCCATACAATTCAGACTTAATAACTGGAAAAAAGTTTTTCACGACTGCTGATAATTGTAGTAAGATTGTCTTCTTCTCAATATTTTCTGGCCTAAGTAAGCAAACGGCTTCATCTAAATTTGTCCATCTAAGATTACCAATTTCACGGGCCATTTCAGGATTAAGTGCATCAAATGATATATTGCGCTCTCCCACGTACTGGGCCAAATAATAAGAATGTCTATAATGAATTCCATTGGATCCGTAGAATTGTTCAATCAGAGGTGCTACATTTAAAACCTTTAGAACTTCAGATTCAATAATGCTAGTTTCCTCTTCTAATTCACGAAAAGCACATTGAATATCTAGTTCATGAGGATCTCTACGACCCTTAGGAAACCCCCATTCAGGCGTCTTGTATACAACGGCTTCTTGCCGGAGCAGGTCATTCAATGTATAACGCTCACCTGTTTCTAGTTCAATGCCTGCACGAAGCTCTGCCAACTTCTGTTTCGATGTTATACGGTCATGCGCATAACGCTTCGATGATTCAGCATCAGACCCCCACAGTAAATGCCAGATATCTTCGAATTCCATTGTCTCCAGCTTTTTTCGCTCTTCTTCTGTCATGCCCCTCAATTGTTTCTTGATATAATCGGGTTCATTCACCTTATACTTGCCTCTCATGATATCCATAAAGCCGAGTGAATCCTTGCGCTGTATCATTAATACCTGTGGAATAAGAGTTTGTGTTCCAATGTAGTTATTAGGGTCAGAACATAGAATATTAGTTTGAGGCCATGCTTCACTTGAACTAATCCATCGAAATACAAGGACACCGTAACTGGAAACAGGCTCAGTACAGAAGCGAAAAGTGTGTCCGGTTAGACCACAATTTGAGCATACATGTGATTGTTTATTTTGGTAAAACGTCGCCATAATTACTATATAGTGGCAAATGCGTCTTAGGTGGCAGCCAAACGTCTCTCAATACATAATAGATAAGGAATGCATATTCCACCTGATGTTTGGGGACCATTTTTCTGGCATACAATTCACATCGGGGCTCTAGGATATCCCCAACAACCTTCGTATTCTGATAAGAAGGCTATGAGGGAATTTATTGAATCATTACAAAACATTATACCATGCCCAATCTGTAGAACTCACTATGTCAGCCATTTAGCTAAGATACCTGTGACGGCATCTTTGGATGCTAGGGCAGACTTGTTCAGATGGACAGTAGACTTGCACAATGAAGTCAATTTAATGTTAGGAAAACGTAAATACACGGAAACAGAAGTAATCCAGTTTTATACGAGAATTGGAGCGCGTGGAAAGACGCCAGTTATCAGAGCCGATGACTTTATGGAGGCTGATAATCAGGCCATGTTGAAGGGGGCTGCTGTTGGAGCAGTTGTTGCTGCTCTAATAGGAGGGGTAGCCTGGTATAATTTACCCAAGTCTAATTAGAATGCCATGTATAGAAATTAAATCAAGTAAGTACCAAACTAGAAAATCCCCTGCATATCATGCAAAGGATTGTAAAGATCTTACTAAAAAAGGAAAGGATGGCCAATATATTTCAAAGAAAGACGCTAAAGGGATATATAAATGGGTCAAGGTGAATACTACTAGAAAAATGTCAGCTAAAGGAAAACACTATGACATCCATGATAATGGAAATAGACCCTTCCGTATCTTTATATCTAGCGACGACAGCGCTAAAGGCAACAAGGTAGCCATTTACAAGGATGTTAATAAGGATTGGAATAGTCCTGCTGATTACAGCAAAGTCATAAAAGAACTTACGGTAAAAGAAGTCTTTGTAGGAAAGAGCACTGGGAATGCTGAGGGAGCAGACCATGGGCCAGGCGAGACTGATTTTTTTAAGGGAAATTCCATGCTACTCCATGTATCTGGAAAGAAATATATACACGTGGGAACAACTATATATGAATTTGAGATGGAAGACAAGGTAGAACAGTATTTTTCAATGGTTGGTCGCAATGACGTTCCATACCCAGTTTTATTAGGAACCGAAAACGTCTATTTTATGCTTGAGGGAGATCATTGTTATTTGCCGAGGGACATGCTACCAGCGGATCTTACGAAGGCCCAGTGGGAAGATGCTTATACGTATTTCTATGGATGGGTAAATCCAGTAGATGGTCAACACAGAACTGATAAGGAAAGAAAGAAGGAAGCTCTAGAAACCCATGCTAAGAAGATGAAGGGGTATCACTTGATACAGAAGAGAGAGTTCTAAAACAAGGCTCTCCTTGTTCCATTGTTATTATTCTTCTTGTTCTTCTTTGTGTTGTTATTTGGCTTCTTCTTAGCTAAAGCATTTGCCTCAGCTCTCTGCTGCAAATACCCATTCCACGTATTCTTAAAGTTAACCTTAGCCTTTGCCTTGTAGTTGAATGGCTTTCCAGTCAAAGCTCCTGAATTCCATAGAAGAGCATGATCATTTACATTAGGCTCATAGTTCTCAACCTTTCTCTTAGGGACCGTGATGCCACGTGAATTGATTTCCTTCCGATTATTTCTCGTTAGACGCGGCTTCGGCTTTCTGTATTTCTCAATGGCGGGTGGTTCCATTTCTATTCTTAGCATAGAAATAGATGAGTGCCCCAGAGGAAGATTTATTTAATGGGCTACAGATGCCAAAGGAACCTGCAAAGGAACCAAAGGTAAAAGCAAAGGAAATTATATTAGAACAAAAAATGACCGATGATCAAATAAAAGCTAGAGAGGGGACATACTTCAGTGAAAAGGACGTAGATGAAATTATTGATGAAGATGCCGACGTATACGCAAAAGACCCGGACGCACCTGGTGGTAAGAAACTCTTGTTCAAACTAAGAAAGAATGTAATTCCTCATGATGTTATAAAGTTAGCCTGGAAGAATTTCTACAAGTCAGCGAATGCATCTAGAAATCGTGGAGCCGCCGCGGGTCCTATAGACGTTAAATCGAAGTATTGGACAAGACGTAAGTTGAACAAAAAGTCTATCAAGGGATGGTCTGCTCAATATATGGAAAAGGGCAAGCTATCAAAGATGCGTGTAAATAACAATGTCTTCTCATCGGTTCTAGGATATTTCGAGAAGACACCCTTTATGGGTCTTCCTTGTCGTTTGACAAGCTACACTCAGCTCTATTTCAACCAATACAGGGCGGGAACACCATACATTGAAGCTATAGATGACTTATTCAAGAAACTAGTTCCAGATAGATATGCTATTCAATATAAAAGAGCCAAGGGAAACCCGGCTTTTCAAATTGCTGATACATCTTTCTCGTCTGTCACAATTAATCGTAATTTCAGAACAGGTCTCCACCAGGATGCAGGTGATTTGAGAGAGGGGTTTGGCAACTTATCAGTAATTGAGCGTGGCAAATATAGTGGGGGCTACACGATTTTCCCTAGATACAAGGTTGGTGTTAATTTGAGAACAGGAGACTTCATAGCCATGGATGTTCATGAGTGGCACTGTAATACGGAATTAAAGGAAGATGTTCAAGATAAGAAATTCAATTCATCAATTCCAGAAATTTACAGAAATGATAAGGAAACAGGAACTCAGGGGATTGATAAATTATATAGTAGAGTTTCATTTGTTTGCTATTTGAGAGAAAAGCTAGCAGATTGTAATGCCAAGGATTCCCTTCAATACTATAAGCGTATTGGCTATAATCCTAAGAACAATACATTATCTAAACCAAAGAAATCACAAACAAGAAAGAAGTCTTTAGAGTAATCACATTGTACTGCTTTTTTTAGCACTCCACGGTAGTATGAACGCAAGTCGGGCTGACAAAATATCAGAAGTTCTTAAAAACGTCAGAAATTTAGGTAAGACAATTAAAACTGCTTCTGTAATAAAAGCCGCTAATGCTCCAGAACCAGCTAATGCAATTGGTCAACCTGTCCAGGGGTCTGGATTTGTTCGCATTTTGATGTATATTGTTGCAGGTATTTTATTAATCGGAATTATTCTGTTAGGTGTAGACCAATGGATAACACCTATATTTCAGAAAAGCCCTGGTGCACCAGGGTATATAGCAATACCCGGCACAGATAAATCTGAAGTTTACTGGTCAAAGGCTGCAGATGTTAAGGATATTCTAGTAGGAACACCTCCACCTGCAACAAATGGAACACCCCCTTTATCTACAGTTGTCCTCGAAGGGCAGACATCATATAGTATAACTATGGATGTTCTAATTACGGATGAATATCCTCAAGATTTAGGTACAGGACAAAATCAACGTGTCTTCTTTACAATGTCTCAAACGGTAGAAAATCCAAGTGTTCGTGTTTCACTTGAAAATGAGAAAAATACTGTTATTATTACATGCTTTGATGCTGATGGCTTACAGCAGTCTGTTAGATTAGATAATGTGCCTATTCATGCGCCTTTCCGCATAGGTCTAACAATATCCCCGTATTTAATGGAAGGTTATTTGAATGGCCTCTTAGTTCAGACCAGACAGCTAAATTCTCCGCCAAAACCACCGTCTACAGGAGATAAGATATTTGCGCCATCAAATATTGTTCTAAAGGAAAAGGTAATGTCAAAGGGCATTGGTGTCTTGAATGTCAGATGCTTTGGTTATTCAATAAGCGCAGCTGAAATGAAGGGCCGTATGGATGACTTGGCAGATAAAGCCCAATATAAACTTATAACTGTGAGCTTCTAATAGATATGACCTCTATAGTAAAACATCACTCAAAGGTATATTTTACTTTTGGGCGATTTCAGCCTCCGACTATTGGCCATAAGGTTTTAATAGATAAACTTTCTGAATTAGCACATGAAGAAGATGCTGATGCGTATGTATTCGTATCGAGTAAACAAAACAACATGGAAAAATACAAGAGGACTAAACTCTATAGAGAAATGCAAAAGACAGGTCAATTCATGTCAACAGATGAAAATGAAAATCCATTGCCAGTTGGAACTAAGGTTGAAATATTAAGAAAGATGTATCCCTCTAGTGGTGTTACCTTTGTAGATACTACAGTGGAAGGATGTCCCCAACTGTTCAATGTATTAGATAAACTTCGTTCATCTGGATATGATGATATTACAATGGGTGTTGGATCTGACCGTGTTGCAACCTTTGAAAAGGTATTCAAGGGTGATTTGAAAGTTGTTTCTCTAGGAGAGCGAACTGTAAATGCTTCTAATATGAGTGCAAAGGCAATGTCTGGAACAAAAATGAGAGAGGCTGCTATTTCAGGAAATAAGGAGGCATTCTTAGGCGGTGTTCTAATTGGTGATATGACAAGAGAGGATGGTCTACGTTTAATGAATATGATTCGTCTTTCTCTAGGGTATGATGCAATTGTAGAGGGAGGTAAGACAAGAAAAGTTAGAATTAAACATAGGCGTAGAGCGAAAACATATAGACTACGTAGTGATGAAAAATTTGAAATATAATTATTGACCAACTGTAGTAATGAGCGGGAAAATTATTAGAAATGAATTAAATATAAGATATACAATCACACATCCAGGCTGGATATGTGAATGGATATTACCCTTTGATAAAATGCAGCCCATTAAACGGTCTTGTATACTAAACTACAGTATAGATCCACTAGATCCATCAAACTCCGATTATATAATAAAACTTATACCCGGATTATTTAATGATATCCAGCGTGTAATAAAAGAGTGGATTGATTCTGGTGATTCAAATGCAAGTCTCTTACTTTTAACTGAAAATAAACCGGCTTTCATAAGATATGCTGAAGATACTATTGGCTTAAAAATAATTACATGATATCATATATAATGGAGGAAGTTACTGTTACAAGGACATATAACGGGTTTACTTTTAATTTCACTTTCACATTTGATTTTGATGACTATGAATAGATGAATATACTTGTAGGAGTATTTATAATTTTAGTATGTTCTTTTTTAATATACTTACTTCTTGCTTATCTAATGCTTCCGAAACCCTTTGAACGCGTTGGTAAAGAAGATGATATATCATTGTCTAAGCCTAGTCAAGTAATCACGAACGAGGAACTAAAGGGCCCTTGGACATCCAGTTCCGGTTCTTCATTAATATTTTATATCAAACCAACACTAAAAGATAGAACCGCACAATCAGGCAACGAATACGCAAAGGTTATTAAAATTGGATCTAAGCAAACATTCCAGCTTCTAGTGGCACCTGATGCAGGACGTGGTCTAAATATGGCACCAGCCCGCCTTGAAATATTCGTGAAAGGATATGCAAACCCTGAATATGCAGAGATACCAAATTTCCCATTACAGCGTTGGACATCTGTAGTAATAGTAAAGAATGGACGTAAATTTCATATTTATTTGAATGGAACTCTAGCAGTAAGCCATACATGTACGGCAATGCCTGATTTTGATGATACACAACCATTAATTATAGGAGATTCGAGACTTGGTGGTAAGATTTCATTATTGAGTTTAGCTCCCTATGCAATGAAGACGTATGAAGTGCGTGAACTAGTAAAAAATTCGGTTAGCACTACGGGAGAACCTTATATACCATTTACAATAATGTCATTATTCAAGCCACTTATGCCATCATTACCGAATATTGGGCCCTGGTGTCCGGGTGGAAATTGCACAAAACCAAAGCGCCCAGGGCCCTTTGAAGAGTGGTCATCTCCCTACGCATAAACTGTTTCTTAGATTAGATTAGAATGGACCCTTCCAGAATGGTTATAGTGGCAGTTGTCGCTATTTTAATGCTTGTAGCATTATTCTTCTTGTGGAAGTGGCTATATGGCGGCGGAGACACACAAGACATGGTTATTTATAGTTCACCCAGCGACGGACTTCCAGCGAAGGATAAAAAGGCGACAGTCTATACTGGTGCTCAGGTCCCTCAAATCTACGGCGGCGGCGAGTATTCTATTAGCACATGGATCTATGTGACAAACTGGGGAATTAATAAGGGAAAGAATAAGCCATTCTTGGTTTTGTCAGGCGGTGCTCCTGAGTCAACTGGTTTCATGACACTTGTCATGTATCTAGGCCAGTACACAAATAAGCTTGGTGTTCGTGTAAGTGTTGAATCTCAAGCTAGCGACACAGGTGAATTAAAGTTCACTAGAGATTATACTGCCATTGTTGCGGGATCATCCCCATATACCGACTCATCTCCTGACTTCAAGAAGTGTGATATTGAACAGGTAGACTTGCAGAAGTGGGTTAATATTACGGCGGTTCTATCTGGCCGCACAATCGATATATATATCGATGGTAAGCTCTCTCGTTCCTGCTTACTAGATGGCCTCTTTAAGGTTGACGGTGAAACACCCACTCTAAAACTCGGCGGTAAAGATGGTTTCGGTGGTATTATTGGAATGACACGTGCTGCTAATTTTGCGTATTCTCCGGATAGAGTTTACACGACTTACCAGGAGGGTCCTTTCTCTAGTTTCTCCTTGAGCAGCTTGAACCCTGGAGATTATTCATTTGATATTAAGAGAAATGGCTCCACTGTCTTTAGCACAACCACTGGTTAGCACAGCCACTTGTTAGCATAGCTACTGGTTAATATACTAAATAAACTATCATATGTAAAAGGTTAAACTAACTTTTACATATAGTAGATGGAAGCAACAGGTGTTTCAATGACAGGTACAGACCCTTTATCCCAGGTGCTTTCTGGTGTTGCAATTGTTCTTGCCTTATATATATCCCTATCTATAGGCGAATATATATATAATTCATTTATGGCAATGTTTAGAGATCGTGTTGAGCTCTTCCCAAACACATACATGTCCGGTGCTAAGATGTTTACAGCTATTCAAAACCCTATGAACCCAGTGGCTAAGACAATCTATTTCTCTGATAACCAGCGTTCCGGCGTAGAATTCAGTTATGCTATGTTCATCAACATCAAGAGTGATACATTCTCTAAGGGTGAACATAAGTTATACCATATTTTACACAAGGGTTATGGACAGGTCTATCCTTTACTAGGCCCTGGTATCTTCTGCTGGGGAGATAAGAATATAATACGTGTCTACATGAACTGCTTTGACACATGGAGTAATTATGCTGAGATTGAGAATATCCCTGTTGATAAGTGGTTCCACTTGACTGTATCTTGTAAGGGTAATACTTTGTATCTATATATCAATGGTAACTTGAAGAAAAAGATGCCCTTATCAAACAACACGCCTCCTTACCAGAACTACGGTAATGTCTATGCTTTTAGCAATCGTAGAATTACTCTCAGTAAGACAATTACTACATCATTAGAGAAGGATTTAGAATTTATCGGTTCTCAGCCTGCTTCTAGTGTAGACTTTGATGGCGCTATCAAGGGAATGATTAGTAGAGTATATTATTTTGGTTATGCCTTGACATATACTGAGATCCAATATCTCATTAACATGCAGCCTTCTACAGTTATGGATGGCCCTGATATGTCATTGGTTCCCTATTTGTCTGATACATGGTGGGCGAATAAGCAAGGCCCATAGGGCTCTTTGCTATGCTAGCTATGAGCCGTCACCTTTGACCCTACTATACAGGCTCGATGATTACGCTTAAAACCATATCTCTTCTTCTTTCGTAAGAACAAGAAGAGATATGCCAGGAGGTGGATTATTTATATTAGTCGCCTACGGCGCACAAAACGTAATTCTAAGTGGAAATCCTGATTTCACCTATTTCTATATGGTTCTAAAGAAATATAGTCATTTCGCATTCGAATCTGTTACTTTGCCTCTAGAGGGTCCACAGGAACTTTTCTTTGATGAACCAATTCAACTTCGTGCCAAGATACAACGTGTTGCAGATTTGCTTTCTGATTTGTATTTTACATTTACATTACCAGACATTTACTCTAAATATTTCGACTCGAACCTAAATGGACCATTAAAAGATCGTTCTCAATATAATTTTCAATGGGTTCGTTATATTGGGGCACAGATTATTCAAGATGCAACATTCTTAATTGGAGGAACACAGGTTCAACAATTTGATAGCGACTATATTATTTCCACAGCTTTCACTGATCAAGATGAAACTCAGTATAACAAATGGCAGCAATTAGTCGGTGATGTTCCAGAACTTTATGACCCTGCAAATGGCCAGTATTCCGGCGCTATGGGAGATGCTGTTACAAGAACACCTGGTTATTATCCAAGTGTTTATCGCAATTCTGATCCACAAGTTCAAGCACAGGATAACTTTCCTTCTATCCCTGGACGTGATATTACCCTACCATTATCCTTCTGGTTTTCTCAGAATCCAGGTCTAGCTTTACCCCTTATTGCGTTACAATACCATGAGTGTGAAGTTCAGCTTACCTTGAGGCCTATCAGAGATTTATATACTGTTTTAGATCCAGCAGGTTTCAGAGTTCGCCCTGAAGTAATGGTAAAGGCTTCTAGATCACAATTACAATCTGGTAATGTGGCATATATTCCAAATACCGAACAGGGTATATATATCAGACAATTCTTAACTGATATTGATTATACTCCACCATCAATGAATACATGGCCTCTAAATCCAAGGCTACAGGCAACATATGTTTACTTGACAGATGATGAAAGAAGGACATTTGCTACAAAGCCTCTGAATTACATTGTCAGACAGGTCACTAAATACCCATTTCCAAGCATTGGATCAAGACAACTCTTTGATCTCTACACACATAATCCAGTTCCTCGTATTATTGTTATACCAAGGCGCTCAGATGCAACACAGTATTTGAATGCATGGACAAACTACACAAATTGGTGGAGATATGGTAAAGCTCCTTTTATTCCTGCCTTTTCTTCTCCACCATCTCGAGCATCTTCAGGAACGAATGCTGCGTCAATGCAACAAGATATCATTAGACAAATGCGAATCATTTGCGATGGAAATGATGCACAAGAAATTAAGCCTCTTCAGTATTTTAATGAATTAAGCTCGTGGAGATACGCAACTGGAGTATTTCCACCAGGGTTGGCAATTTACAGCTTCGCTTTAGACACATCAAAGTGGATGAAGCCAAGTGGTACGTTGAATACGAGTAGAGTGAAAAACTTCCAAATAGATATTGATCCGTGGCCTCTTGCTCAAGATACAATGTATCTAATTAATTATATAGTATATGTTGAAAGTATAAATTTCCTTGTTATCGAGGGTGGTATGGGAGGAATGAAATACGCATCTTAATTTACTTTCTTACTTTTCTGGTCTTTTTACCTTTGGTACCTTTTATACCTTTGGTAGGATCAACCAAGCGAATTTCAGGCATCTTAGATTTCCTGGTGGGGTTCAGACGAATCCAACCAGGGTATTTCTTCATTAGGGCTTTTACAGTCTTTCTTTCTTTGGCTAAACGATTTCCTAGCTGCAAGCCTCCAGGTGTCTTGTATGTAGCAGTCTTTGCAGACACAAAGTTCAGACGAACTACAGCTCCGTCACGCTGGAAGAATTTAAGAGTTCTTTCATAATCATCTTTCTCTCCTTCACTGAGTTCTATTAGAACTTCATTTCCGGGATTTATAAAGCCTCCAAAACTTCCGATGATGAACTTCAAATCCGTGCTAACAGTTGGTTTCATGAAAAATCCATTGGGGCTTGGATAAATTCCCCAGTGTCCACATTTAGCTTTCTCACATTCAGAAAACCCGCGTCTTATCGTATCCTTAAGGCTCCGGAGTTCTCGTTCATGTCTTTTAGTATTTGCATCATATTCAATGAACCCATTAATATCATCATCACATGAGACTAACTTCTTGCCTTTAGGAAAGTGCTTGAATATCCAATTACGCACATTGGCTAAACCAGGTACACCTACTAAAATCTCCTTATAAGTCTTTGGATCTAGAACTAATTCATATGCCTCTTTTTCTTCTTTATTTGCAACTACGACTACTATCTGGTCCTTGGGTATCTTGTATTTATGAAGAACTGTTAAAGTTTTATCTCGGCAAAGTTCAGCCCTTTTATACGATGGAATTACAATCGTGTAATCCATCTCTTCTAATTTAACTCTAATAAATTAGATGAGCTTACTTACACAAGTTAGTAACAAAATACAATATTCAATTTCGCAATGGGCTTCTGACCCAGAGGCAGAAGCTTATGCAAAAGAGCAAGCTAGACAGCAGCAACAAGATGCTGAAACACAAGAGAGAATTGATAAAACAAAATCAAAGAGTGATGATAATATTAATGCTAATGAAGAAGCCAGTGCTAAAGCAAAGGAACTTGCAGAAAGAAGTGAATTCAAGCCTCAGAGAGCAACAAGCAATATTGCGGCTGGTATTATTAAAGGGTTTATGCAATTTATTTTCACCCTGATTGTTTTATACGGTGGTCACTTAGCAGCAAATGAAGCCATTGGTTATAAGATCCCATTTCGCCTTTTGAGCTTTGTTTATGGATGTATTTTCTTCTTTATTGAAATCCCTAAAATGTTGATACGCAGATATGCATATCAAATTAAACCAGCATATTACACATATTTACCTCTTTCAACATATCAGCCAAATGGTGATTTAGAAGTTCTTTTCTTAGGAGGCTTTTGTTATAAAGAAGATACCGCATCTCAACTAGCTAGAGCAACTGTAGAAACCCTCTATAAGACAGCATTTGAGAAAAGTCAGATAAAGACCGAGTAATATATTTTAGTAGAAATATGGCAAGCCTCATGCCTTATGTAAGTATTGTAACGCCAACGTATAATCGTAGACGTTTCATTCCTTCTTTAATTAAAATGGTTCAGACGCAAACGTATCCCATGCACAGAATGGAATGGGTTGTCTATGACGATGGTCAGGAAGAAGTAAG